TGGATAAGAATGGCAATGTTGCATATAATGCTGCAAATGCTAATAGCACAGTTAAGCAGGCTCTTGATTGGGTAGTTAACAACAAGACAAGGTTTAATATAGTAGCGGTCTCTGCTTCTGTTGGTCAAAAACCAGTAAGAACTGGCGCTAACTACTGTGCCATTAATAGATTCGATTCTGGTTTAAAGTCTTCTATTGCATCTTTAAAAACTTTGGGTGTGGCTTCTGTATTTGCAACTGGAAATGATAGAGATAAGTCTCGTATAAACTATCCAGCATGTCTAACAGACGCTATAGCAGTTGGTTCTATTGGTCCTAGAGGAAACACAGAGTCATATAACAATGATTCTGCTGAACTTGATTTTTATGCTCTTGGCAGACATGAACTTGCTAAAGAAAATGTATCAGGAACTTCTGCTGCAACTGCCGCTTTTGCAGCGTATTGGGCAAAATCTTATACCAACAACTATCAAATGACTTATGATTATCTAAAGTCTATTGCTACAACGTCAGATACAAACAAAAATAATACAGTTGTTGATGTTTTAAAGTAAAAGGTTTTGGTCTGTAACTCAGTTGGCAGAGTGTAGAACTGTTAATTCTAAAGTCGTAGGTTCGAGCCCTACCAGACCAGCACTGGAGATATTGCATAGTGGTAGTGCGTAACCTTGCCAAGGTTAATGTGCGAGTTCGATTCTCGCTATCTCCTCAAAAGTTTGGTATAATAGTAAGGTACTGCCTACGGGGGTACATTAACTTATTCGCTTGAAAGGGGAATAAAATGGTAACACAGTTCGCTATGGATCTTTTCAATGATCCTTTTTTTATTGGCTTTAACAGAGAACTAAGCCGTCTCAATACAGCACACAAGGTAAACTCACAGTCATATCCTCCATATGATCTTCTTAAACTAGATGAAGATACATACAGAATATCGATTGCAATTGCAGGCTTCACTAAAGATGACATTGATGTTTCAGTAGATAACGGAACACTTATTATTAAGGGTGAGGTTATTGAAGTTACAGATGCAGAAGTTGTTCACAAAGGTATTGCAGGTCGTAAGTTTGTACGATCCTTTGCACTTGGAGAATATATGGAAGTAACAGGGGCTGATATGAAGGACGGTATGCTACACATCAATGTAGATCGTGTTGTTCCAGAAGATAAAAAGCCTAAGACAATTAAAATCAAGTAGTACAATATAAACAGTCCCTACACAGGACCTTAGAGATGGTTTAGTTACCCATTTACATGACCGTGGCTATCGTGCCTGGATTGCCTGTGTAGGGCTTTTATAACCCTGATATAATGATAGTTGTGACTGACAAAGAGTTGGTGCATTACAATAAGCAACAGTTTAAGAAAAAACTGTCAGAGATAAAAGAGTTATCTGGTTGCGTAGATTGTGGAATAACTAATCATATAATGCTAGATTTTGATCATCTAAAAGATAAAAAATATAACATATCAAGAATGATCCATGATGGATTCTCTTGGGCAGCAATCAAAAAAGAAATTTCAAAATGTGAAGTAGTTTGTGCTAACTGCCACAGAGTAAGAACCCACAACAGGTTGACAAACAAGAGTGCATAATGCTATAATTAATATATAGCCAACAAACAGGAGGAACCCAATGGCAGCAAAAGGCTCGTTAGCAGCAATCATAGAGATTGCAAAAGCAGAAGTAGGAACTATTGAAGGTCCAAAAGATAATGAAACAAAGTATGGAAAGTGGACTGGTGCAAACTTTCTTCCATGGTGCCAATCATTTGTTTCTTGGTGTGCATTTACATCTGGACTAGATCCAAAGAAATATCCAAAGAGTGCATCAACAGTAGCAGCAGCAGATTGGTTTAAGAAAAATAACCGTTGGGCAGATGCTCGTAATGATGATCCAACTCCAGGAGACTGGATTTATTTTGATTTCCCAGATGATGGCGTAAATCGTATTTCACATGTTGGTCTTTGTATTAAAAATAATGGTGATGGAACAATTCAAGTTATTGAAGGAAATACATCTGGAACTGCAAAGGGAGACCAGCGCAACGGCGGAATGTGCGTAGAAAAAACTCGTGCATATGTAAAAAACAAAAAGGGTCTTCTTAATGCAGTGGTTGGTTGGGGTCGTCCAGTTTATGTTGGGGAAGAAAATCTAGCATTGCTTTCAAAAGGATCTTCAGTAATACCAGCAGAATCTGTTACAAATAAAACTTCTGTTGTTGTAGAAAAGAAAGAGTTTAAGCCATTTAAAGTAGGCTCTAAGGGTGAAGCAGTATCTAAGATACAAGCACTTCTTGGAATAAATGCTGATGGAGACTTTGGTCCAGGCACTGAAAAAACAGTTAAGGCTTTTCAAAAGAAGTCTTCTCTTCCAATAACTGGAATTGTTGATCAGGCAACACTAAAGGCATTAAGAGGTAAGTAATGCCTGTTTATGAATACAAATGCACAGGAAACTGTGAAGAGGTTATCATAAAACAAAGGTCTATAAAAGAAGACGATCCAGGGTATGAATGTGAAACTTGCACTCTACCATTGGAACGTGTATACTCAGTAGTAGAGGCAATATTTAACGGTTCTGGGTTTTATAAAACTGACAATAGAAAGTAGCGGTATACTATGAATACAATGATTACTGAAGAAGTTGTAGAAAAAGATTGGGTTCTTAAAGCAACTGACCGTTGTGATAACTGTGCAGCAGAAGCCCTTGTTAAGGTGACTGGTTTAAATGGTGATCTAATGTTCTGTGGTCATCACTATAATAAGATTATGGATAATCCCGAAGGATACGCTAAGATGATGGCATTTATGCTTACTATTGTTGATGAGCGTGAAAAACTTGTTGAAAACAAAGCGAAAGGTAAAGATTATTAATGTATGAATATTATGTAAGAAAAGTAGAGAATGTAGTAGATGGAGATACCATCGATGTCCTTATTGACTTAGGGTTTGATATCCTATTTCAATCCCGTGTAAGGTTGGCTGGCATTGACACTCCTGAATCACGCACAAAAGATCTTAAAGAAAAGGCTCTTGGTCTTGAGTCTAAAGAATATTTAAAAAAACATCTTAAAGACGCTAAGTCTGTAATTATTAAGACAGAAAAGATGGACTCATCTGAAAAGTATGGTCGCATTTTAGGCTGGGTTTATATTAATGGAGACACAGTATCTTTAAATGATATGATGATTAATGATGGATACGCCTGGGGATATCTTGGAGATACCAAGGTAAAAGATTTTGAAGAACTTAAAAAGGCTAGAGCAAAATCTGGTAAATAATGAGACACATTCTTTACTTTACTGCAGAATGGTGTAATCCGTGTAAGCGTGTTCGCCCTATTGCAGAGGATTTAAATAGGGATGGGATCGTTAAAATTCAATTTATTGACGCTGATGATAACGGCGAACTCTGTAGAAAGTTTGAGATTAAGGCAATACCTACCTTTATCCTTATTGAGGATGGACAGGAATTACGTCGTATTAATGGTGCTAAGACTAGAGAACAACTTGAGGATTTTATAAATGGATAGCGAAGAAGATAAAATTATAGATGATCTTATTCTTAAGGGTGGTCTTGAGGTTGCTGCTTTAGATGAAGATACAGGAGAAATGTTGTATTCTTTTACTCCTAAAATACAAGAACTTATGCCAGATTTATATGACGAGCACATAAAAGGTGTTAATTCTGAGGTAATGAACCTATGGGAAAAAGGATTTTTAAATCTAGACCTATTTGTTAAAGATCCAATAATTACAATCACGCCAAAGGCTTTAGATAAAGAAGAAGTAAAGTGCTTATCTAAGCAAGAACGATGGTCTCTTTTTGAAATCATTAGACTGCTACAGCGCAAAGTCTGATATAATCAGTAGATAGGTCTAGGAGGATACTAATGCCATATAGAGTTGGAGCCAAAGGCTCGTTCGGATGTTCTGGATACCCAGCATTAAAAGAGGGTACCAATGAAGTCATGGGATGCCATACAACAAGGGCAGAAGCCGCTGCACAGATTTACGCAATAAATCGTTCAGAAGGCAACGTTGACAAGTCAATGCATGTTATAAAAGAGGGTGACTTTGTTATGGGCATGACTAAAGAAGGAATGATCCATGGTATGGTAGAACATATTATGACGGAGGGTGGAACATTAGGAACTCCTGGATCAGAATATGCACTTGAGTCTATGCCTCCAGAAAATCCTGCAATGTCTGTAAGAATATACAAAGAAGAAGAAGATGGCTGGGAGCCAACTGCATATAGTATTGGCATGATGCATAATGATGCTGAAGTTGTTGATATGGAAAGCCACTCAATGGAAGAAGACTCAGATATGGAATTTGAAGAAAATTATATAGATAAAGCAAAAAAGCCTAACTACGGTGAAATGATTCAACCACGTAGTGGTGGTTCAACACCAGCAAACCCAAAGTTATATGCAAGAGTAGTGCAGGCAGCAAAAGATAAGTTTGATGTTTATCCTTCTGCAGTTGCAAACTCTTGGGTAGTACAAGAATATAAGCGTCGTGGTGGAACATATAAGTCAGATTCACAGTCTACAACAAAGAGTATTTGGGATGGATCTTTTGATCCGAAAGGATTAATAAAGTAATGCCAAAAAGAAAAGCACAATCTTTTAATCCAACACAAATCAAAAATGGAATGATTGTTCGCATGAATAAAAACGGTACAGTCAAATCTATTCTTGGTCCATATCAAGTAAAACATCTAAAAAAGGATAAGTAATGGCTGATACATACTCACCTAATGCTGGAATGAAGGCTGCTGCAAGACGTGCTTTAAAATGGAAAGAAGATGGCAAGGCAACAGGTGCTGGAACTCCAGTTGGCTGGGGCAGAGCAACAGATATTGTTAATGGATCAGCAATGTCTCTTAGTACTGTTAAAAGAATGTTTTCTTTCTTTTCTCGTCATGAAGTAGATAAAAAGGGTAAAGGTTTCTTTGATGGTCCAGACTTTCCATCTAATGGAAGAATTATGTGGGACGCTTGGGGCGGAGATGCAGGTTTTGCCTGGAGTCGTGCTATAGTTAATAGAGAAAAAAATAAAACAGAAAAAGCATGGGTAGGAAGCGCATTTAGTTTTAGAAAGGGGTAGGGGACAGTGGAAGATTTAACAGTAGATGAGATTAAACAATTAGTTAATTTCTATAAGCAAAAGTCATCAGATTTAGAGTTTCAGGTTCTTCAATTACAGATTAAGTT